TTCAGTGGCTTATTACCCGAACCTTTCGGCCTTCCAATTGTTGCCATATTAAATAATCCCCATCTCATTGATTCTAAAGTGATTAAAAATTGACCAATTTGATCAAAAAGTAACCAGATTATATCACTATATAGATGTACCCATTAAATAAAAGGAATAAAAAAACGCTTTCTTTGTTTACAACCCGCAATCATTTATGTTTATACTGCACACACAGTGAACGAATACAAAAATAACCACTGTATACATAAACAGTAATCAAATGAGGAAAATGCAAATGACACAATTAGATAAAGAGACACTCCGCCATATATCGGAGCTGATCAACGCAATAGAGGTCAGTTACTACATGATAGATAATGGTTATAGTAAGGAGCGCTGGCAAGAAAATATGAACATAGCGCTCAAAGAGATAAAAGAAACATACAATATAGGAACGGGAGCATAAACAATGGACGCACAAGACGCTGTACAAATAGGAATACTAGTATTCGTGGCTTTTTTAGCACTTAATCTAAAAATGATGGGGGTGCTGTAATGCAATTCACCCCAGACAATGACCGAATCGATGCGCAGTTGATAGCTGCGCGATACCTTGCCGATAAACTACAGGAACGCAACCAAAGAATGGTTAACAACTATTTTTATGCTATGGCTGGAATTGTCGCTGCTACCTACATCGGAGCAATGACCTTTTATTTTGGTTGATACCATACAGCGCATTCACTGAGTGCGCTTTTTAGTACCAACCACAAACCAAAGGGAAACGATCATGAAATACATTAAAAACGATTATGAATTAAAACAATTGGCACTCGACATAGCACTTGAAGCTATAGAAGAAGTTAAGAACCACGGTGGCGATTATTACGAGCTAATTGATCAGGCTGCTGCGAGTAGTGAGCACGCTATATACACCTACAAAGCTATCATGCTGTGCGCTAACTGCTGCACCGATGACGCGGAAGAAATGCTCGAAGATAACGGATACGAGCGCTTTGAATCATTCGCCCATCATGCAAGCATATTGGCGATAGTAACTATTCAAAACGCGGCCTTGCAGGAATTTTACGAGCTAGGCGGGGAGGTGGCAGCATGAGCATTGAACACGTTTTAACAGTTGATGATTTCCCAAAATGGGCGCTCAGTGCCTTAATCAATGACGATTATTCAAGTCTAAATTGTGATGACACAATAACCCTTGATAAATTTTTGGAGCATTTTGCCAAAGTTACTCACTGGGAAGTAGATATGGATAGCCTAGACGATGGCAATTTTAAGCGATACCCAGCATTCGGCTTGGCTACAGACTGTTGCACAGTTAAAGGGTACGCAGCGGAGGTGGCAGCATGAACATTGACTGCGATGTATGCCACGGCATAGGGTGGATTAGTTCTACTAACGAAAACTGGGAAACGGAAACACAGAAATGTGACACCTGCCAAGTTTACAAAACCGACACAGAAGCACAAGAAGCGGAGGTTGCAGCATGAATTACCAAACATTAATGAGCGTACAAATAATAGATTTTTATCTTGATTGGTTCAACAATTACCTGACTATAGAAAAAATAGCAGAACATCATGGGCTGGAAGTAGATGACGCTAAAGCATTAATTAGTATGGGGCGCTATATGCTCCATAGACATATAGAAGAGGTGGCAGCATGAATATGCATATGTTATATGGCCGCTTTTGCGTGTCCTATAATCTAACCAATAGCCAATGGTGGGTACAAGATAAGTTTAAACATATGGGCACTTATAGTCGATATTCTGAAGCCTTGGTGGCTATCGACAGTCGTATGACAGAGTATAGAATCGGGGTGATAAAATGAGAGTATTAATTGCATGCGAGTACAGCGGGAAGGTTAGGGAGGCTTTCCGCGCCCTTGGGCATGATGCGTATAGCTGCGATCTGTTGCCAGCAGATGATAAATCATGGAACCACTATCAGGGTGATTGTTGGGGCGTAATAGCAGACCCTGATTTTGATTGGGATTTAATCATAATGCACCCCCCATGCACTGCACTGGCCGTATCAGGCAATAGATGGTATGGAAAAGGAATGCCTAAACATCAACAGCGCATAGACGCTATAGAGTGGACTCTGGCCCTATTTGAGCACGCCAAAAAACATGCACCCCGCGTAGCATTCGAGAACCCCGTGGGCGTACTACCTATTAAACCTACCCAATACATCCAGCCTTACCATTTCGGCCACCCAGAGAGCAAAAAAACCGGCCTATGGCTCCACAACCTCCCCCCATTAGTGCCCACAAATGACGTTGAGGATGTATGGCGTACATTACCCAAGAAAGAAGCGCAGCGCATCCACATGCTGCCACCCTCTAAGGATCGCTGGAAAATCAGATCAGAGACATTTACTGGAATAGCTGAGGCGATGGCCTCTCAGTGGAGCGTATAAGATGAGAATGACCACCGAAATTGAAGAAGCATTAAACGCTGTTTGGGAAGCAATGGACTCTCACAGAGAAAATTGCATTTCAGGCGATGAATACACCAAAGAGCGCATAGAGCTAGGAGCACAATTTAACCTCATAGAGTCAACATTAGCGGAACTATGGGAAAAACAGAATAGCTAGGCAAGGGTGATCCTTACACCCTATGAAGCGGGTTGGCCCACCGTGCCGAAAACGGGCCTTCTAGCCTCCTTTTTAGGAGGCTTTTTTATACCTTGTAGGTAGGTATGGGTTGGCCCCTTAATCGCCTTTAGAGAGCATTACAGGGCGTTTTTTTCGGTGTCTATGAGCCTAGATAAGTACCATTGCGCCTTCTCTAGCGATTCTACGCCCCCTTTCGACTGATAGCGCCACAGATACTTGATCGCGCATGCTTTGCAATGCCCCGCAAATGCCTCTTTAGACATACTCGCTTCGATCGCATCTATGCACTCGATCTCACCCTGGTAGTGGGCGGGGTGGTTGACCATATCAGTTGGCGGGGTAGAGTCATTCCCTGCCAAGGCGCTTTTTTCCATGGTAGAAACTGGCCGTGGTTCAATGGCGGGGTGGTTTTTCTGCAATTCTTTCCAATCACTCATTTTTATCACCATACTTTTTGCGTAAGTAATTTAGACTCACTGGCAACTCGTCGCAACCACCATCTGCCACCTCATGCAGCATCCAGATTCCCCGCCAGGACAGATTAGTTTGCGGGGTAAGATAGTCCTCATGGCCCTGATAAAATATGCCAGCAAACAACCCCATAATATTGGTGCCGTCTGCTCTCCTGCCATAGGCAATGTCTCGATCTTGGACATGCCCCATGACGCAGGTCTGCATCTTCTTTGTCATCATGCTGCGGGCACTGGCTACTGGTCTGCCCATGATGCCTGAAGTGAAGTAATGCGAGTAGCAAATGCCGTCAACAACTGCCACCTCTAAGAAATCGTAGACCTCCCAGCCCATCTCTTCCAGCTTCAGGTCGTGGTAGCCAATCAATCCATCCAGTTTGGCATCGCCCTCAATGGCGCGTTGTATCCTGTTCTCATGGTTCCCAAGCGTAAACACCATGCGAGGGTTCCAGCGTTTATGCTTATTGGTGATCAGGCGCTGCTGCTCTATGCGGATAGGCTCAAGGAATGCCTGCATTGCATCAATCCCTGCCTGTATATCATCCGTGTAGCGTCTACCCTCAAAGGATTTCTTACCGACATCCCAAGACGACAGCGAGGGCATATCAAAGTGGTCGCCAATGTGGACAATAACGTCTGGCTTTTTATCCACCGCGTACTGTCCAGCCCATTTCAGGTGATCAATCGGGTGGCCTGGTTTGACTTGTGTGTCTGGGATAATCAGATGCTTCATATTTTCTCCACAAAAAAAGCGCCACTAAGGGCGCTCTAAATCGTCTTTTGCTACTGCACATAGCCCACAGACCACGAATATTATCATATAAATTAACACTTTACCCACCACCCATAACAATTGAGCCGTCATTATAGAGACTCTGCGTAGGGCCACAAATGTATTAGCCTTATTCATTACATGCCTGCGAGTAATGACCCGTTGCCGCCACGGGTGGGTCAAGCCCGATCACAGGTCGAGGGAGACCTTGGCTAAAACGGTATGTCTTCAGTAATGGGTGCAGCGGTAGGGGCAGCGTTAGACTGTGGTGCTGCTCCATCGGTATAAAATACTTTCACATTCCCAAGAATGGGTGGGCGTTCCTCACCAGCCTCTCGCTCTTCTTTACTCTGCGACTGGGCTATGAAGCCATTGTTCTCGTACTGATCCTGCTGGTCAGTGT